CTTGTAAGCGTAATTGCCCTGCAGCACCGCGCCATTGATCATAGCGGCAGCGACCAGCGTGGCGTCGGGATGCGGCGCCCAAATTACGTTGGCCGGCAGAACCGGATTGGTCGGGCTGTTGGGATCATCCAGGGTTTGCTGGACCGTGATGTTCGATGCTCCAGCCGAACTGATCTGGATCGAAACGCCGGGGTTGCCGGAATCGTCGAAGCGCACCCATTGCGACGAGGTGACCGCCGGGCTGGAGTTGGTGCCGACGGTCAAGCCCGCCACGCTCGCTGCCGAACTGGTGATCGAAGTCACGGTCTTGTAGTTTTTGGTGGTGACGATCGTGGCGATATTGCCGCCGACAAGGCTTTCGCTTTGGGTCGCGCCAAAGGCGTCGGTGCCGGTGATCGTGAAGGTGGTGTTCGAATTGTTGCCCGTGGAGGCAAAGGCGATCTGGCGCGCCTGATCGAGAACAACAACGCCATTGACGACCAGCGATCCATTCAGGGCCAGCGGACCAGCCGTCGGCGTCTGCGACAGGCAGATGCCGTTCGTAACGAGCGCAGCAAGCGGCGCAGCAGTGACGACAATTGGCCGCATGGCGTCAGACCTTCTTCGACATCATCTTCCGGCCAGGCGCGGGCGAACCCGCATTGGCTGACGAGAACAGATGGTTTTCGCAGGAGCCGCCGCTCTTGCGAGCCGCTCGACCGCCATGCGAATGAGCAGACGCGCCAACCGGCCCGCCTACGCGCTTTTTGGTCTGCTTGCCGCCGCCCTTCTCTTCGGCCTCTTCCTTGACATCCTTGTTGCCGCTATCGAAAGCGGGGTTCTTGCCAGCTTTTGCCATTGAAGCCTCCGATCAAGGTGTCGCCACCTGGACATAATGAACCGACACCAGCGCGGAGCCGATAATGCCCGCGCCAACCGAGGCAACACGAATGTTGATCGGCCCAGTGACCGGCGCAGCCGCGCCCGCCGCCGTATAGCCGCGCTGGGCAGCGATGTTCGCCGCCGTCTGCGTCATGGCGGGGAAGGGCGCCGCCGCCTTCAGATCGGTGGCGCCGACATATTGCGCGCCGCCAACCACATTGCCAATCGTCATGGACGCGGAGGTAGCCGAGTTCCATGCCGTGAATGTGGCGACTTCGAAGCCCATGATCACCGAGCCAGGCGGGATGTTGAGCGCGTAGTCTTGGTTACCGGGACCGGGGTTCAGGATGATGATGTCCTGATAGCACTCGATCTCGCCTTGAGTCCCCGCAGCAGGGTCGCCTACAATAACCGGCCCCGTGAAGTGTGTCGCACCCATGTGCTTTCTCCTTCTGAGCCAGTATTACGAGGTCGGGAAGTTGCCGTAGACGGCTCGCCAGTTGTAGTAACCGAACGAATACCTCTCGTAACCTTTGACCAATAGATTATCGGTCACGAAATCGACTTGCATGTCGGTTTCGAACTTTATTCTTTCCATGAAGGAAAGACCATCGATATTTGTCAGAAGGAACCAGGCGAAGGGCGAGGTCAAGAAGTCATTGACCATGAAGTTTTCGGTCAAGCCTCCACTTGCCGAGAGGATTGCATTGACATCATTATCTGCCGTGCCTGGGCGCAATTCTGTCTTGAGAAGACGAATTGCTACCGGTTCCAGTTGCGGCGGGATGATCAACTTCCGCGCGCGGGCGAAAACCTTCAAGCCGGCCTGGTCTTTGAAATTAGTCCGGACGCCGATCATGCTGTTGAGCAAGGTCGATTCGCCCAGATCAACTTGCACCGCCGGCGTATTGCCAACGAGGCCGGCGTCGATCGGATGATCGACCGCACAGAGCGCCTTGCCGTCGCCGCCGATCGTCGACAGATAGGTCTGCGCCGTGTTCAGCACATTGGCGCCGTAGATTTCCTTGGTCTGCTGGAAAGATTCGATCAGGCCGAGGTTCGACGGATGGAACTGGGTCTTATAGAGGTTGTCGTCGATGGCCTTGCGGGTCATCGCGTAGCCGAGGCCGATCTCGACGTGTTCCTGATTGTACACGTAGCGTTCGCCGGCGCCGTTGTCGAACTGAGTCTGGCCGCCTTCAGTCTTCAGGGCGGCGAGGCCCAGGTAGCGCATTTCAGCCGTGCGCTCCAACGCCATCTTTGAATTGTGCTTCGTAAAGATCTTGTCGTACTGAGACGGAATCATCTCGTACTTGCCCTCGATCCCGCGCAAACCGGGGAGAAGGAGGTCTTTGATGGCGCTAAGATTGACGGCCATGACGGTCTACTCCTGTTGCTATGGCCGGATCAGATGCCGGTGACGATCTTGGTCTGGACGTTGTTGAAACCGACGATGGCCCAGTCGTAAGGCTGACCGTTGGCGAGAGTGCCAGCGGAGCCGGGGGGAGCCTGGACGATGCCAAAGACGGTGAACGGGTTGCCAACAATGCTTGGCGCGGTGGCCGGAATGAGGTACGCGCCAGACATGCCGTTGGCCGGATTGCCAGCGCCGATATTGAAGCCGACGGTTGCATTCACGTCCGTGAGGGCAGCGCCCGTGCCATCCGTCTGCGCAATGAACTTGGCATGCGGATCGTTGATGATGTACGCGGTCACCAGGTTGCCCGACGCAACATCGCTACCGGGCCAGTAGTTTGACCAGACGGTGCGCTTCTGCGAAACGGAAAGATACTTGCAGCCCTGGAAAATGCCGGCGATGGGCGGCGGGGGCGTACCGGCGGTGGTCGGCGCAGCGGCGACAGTGCCGTCGGCAAGAGCCGCCACGGGGTCGCCAAAGTAAATGGCGCCGGCATTGTACTGGACGACAACTTCGACCTGTTCGTAGGTCGGGGCGCTGCCCAAGCCCTGAACCTGACGGAAGCCAAAGGGAGCATTGGTGTTGGCCACGGCAAAACCCTCCTCTTTCAAGGAAGACCTGCTATGCCACACCGGGGGCTAGGGGAGGTCCGAAAAATACAGCTTCTCACAGCGGGGAGAAGCGGGTACTCGTTTTGTACATCCAAAAATACGACGTCGTCAAGCGTCGTCAGCTATTCGGCACCGGCATAGCCTCGTAAGACTTGCCAAGGCGGGTCAAGGGTTCACCCTTGTTGTCGCGCCCAAACTGGCCCGGAGGCGCCGCAGTAAGCTGCTCTTCCTTGATGCGAACCTGACGGCGGGCCTTGTCGCGCTCAAGCTGCTTGGCCTCCAGCGTAATTTCGAGCGGGCGCTCCATAAGCTGCATGCCGCGCCGCATCACGGTCTTTTCCTTGGTGTTGCGAGGCATCAACTCAGGGTGCCGATCGGACGGCACCGGCTCCCAGCCCGTGCGGGCCAGGGTGACCTGGTACGACCCCTGCTCTTCACCGAGGACCGAATACAGCTTCCACTCGTATGACCACCCTTCAGGAATGATCGCAGGGTTGATGTAAAATTCATCGGCGCCTTCGTCGAGAACGCCGTTAGTGAAGTGGCCGCGCAATTCGAGGGTGCGCCGGGCGGCGCGGTCCATCGAGGTTTCGACGGGCTGGCGAAGCGGCGGACGCTCGATAAAAGAAGGCGGCTGGATAGCCGGCTCTTCGCGACTGGGGCTGGTGAAACGCTGCGGAGGCGGACGGTTGACCATTGGTGTTTCCTTAATGCAGGCGGCCCTGGTTCTTGCGAATGTCGTCACGCGCCTTGGCGTAGTCCTGCTCGGACATGCCTGAAATCTCGGCGTATTCGCGCTCAAGCGGCGTCAGCGTGGCGCTCCTGCCACTCGATCCGCGACTGACAGGCGCAGCCGCCGGCGGGGCCGATTCACGCTGCGGCGCAGCCTTGGCGGACGCGGCCTGCGGATCATCAGCGCCAGTGTCGAGATCGCGTTCGCGATCTGCGGGCCTGTCGTAAACGAGCGCCTCCACTGAGCGGAAATAGTCGTCCGTGTCGGGATCGATGTCGCGCGAAACCGTAATATTGTGGGCCGCGACCATTTTGGCGTAAAGCTTCGGATCGCGGGCGCATTCGGGATGGGCGCGGACCCAGGCGGCGGACTTCGCCGTCAGTTGGCTCGCCAGTTCCTCGACGGGATCGATGCTCATCTTGATCGGCTGCGGCGCCACAGGCTTGGGCTGCGCCTCCATTGACGCCTTGCCGTTTTCAAGCTGCCGCAGCGCCGCTGCATTGTCGGCAAGCTGAACCTGAAATTCGGCTGCGTTGTCGTAATCCTGGTTGCGTAACGACTCGGCGTAAGCGGCTTTCAGGGCGTTGGTGTGCTCCTTGACCCGCTCGATCGCGCTGACCACCAGTTTAAGCTCGTTGTCGGCCACTTCAACCTGAGCGCCGTGCGCGGTGGTCGCGTATTCGTTGGCCCGATTTTCAGCCTGGATGCGCGCGGCGCGCTCGCGATCGAGTTGCGCCCGCAGTTCGACCAGTGGATCGCGCTCTTCCTTGCCGCCGTGCTCCCAGTCGGTGTTCGGGTCGAAGGCCGGGATACTATTCGGATCTTTCGCCATGTCGCTCACCAGATGAGATCGGGCGTCGCAATGCGCCCCTTGATGGCCGTGTCGGTCAGGATGCGGCACAGGACGCCATTGACGGTGATGTTCCAGCCGTCCGAGGGGCGAAACAGGATCCAGTCATGCAGTTCGATGTCAGGGAACTGCCATTCGCCGCCGCTGATGAAGGCCTGCGGGCCTTTCTTGACGACAAGGCCCAATTTGGACTGAAAACGATCCTCGTTGAGGGTCTGCTGGGCCAGGAACAGGCCGCTCTTGGTTTTATCGGGCCTGATGTAGACCGCAGCGAGCAATTGATTGTGGAAAATTTCGACCCCTGACAGGTCGCCAAGCTCCTTCAGCACCTTCTGGACCGGATCTTCCTCGTGCAACATCGAAGCAAAGGCCATGCGCGTCTCCTGTGACGCACAATTACTCGCACACTGTCAGTGTGCTGACAACAGAATTTAGAGGCCGCGCTCGCGATCGTTGGCCTTCTGCTCGGCGTCATCGACGGTATCGATGGCGGCGCTAAGGCCGCGTATGACGCCGACGGCCTCGCGATAGGCTTCGAAAGTCGTGATGCTGGCGCCGTATGCGAGGTCGTTCTTGGCGGATTCGATCTGCTCGCGCAGGAGCTTCTTTAGTTCTTCGGCAAAAACGCTCTTAAAAGTCTGCATTGGGGCTTGAACCTGATTTGTTTCTGATGTAAGACAAGCTCAAGGTGTCGACCGAGGGTATGAGGGCCGCTTCCACGGATGTACTGGAAGCGGCCCTCTGTGTTTTCAGACCGACGTCGGCTCCGTGCCAAAGTCGGGCTTCACTTCGAACACCCAGGCAAAGCCAGTCTTGCCGACGCCATCGCTGCCGTCGCTGCATTTCTTGGGCCTTGCCTGCGGATTGACTTCGACCGCCACCCAGTGACCGCCGGGGACAGGCGCTTCGCCCTTGGGCGCGGCGACCGGAAGGTCATCCGAACCCTGCAGCCAGCCGACAGCCTTGGTTTCGCCCTCGACCACGATGGCGATCCTGCCAGGGCGATGCGGAGGCTCAGTCGGAAGCACCGCGCCTTCGGGCAGCGGGATGACCTGCACCACCGGCACACGCGGCACGGGGATCGGATGGCCGGGAGCGGCTGGAAGAATCGGTCCCTGACTGGGATAAACCGGCAAGCCAGGCAGACCCTGATCGGGGTGGCCATAACCAGGTAGTCCTTGATCCGGATGACCATAGCCAGGAAGACCTTGATCAGGATGCCCGTAGCCGGGAAGGCCCTGATCCGGGTGCCCGTATCCAGGCAAACCCTGGTCGGGACGCGGGCGCCTGCCAGGCAGATCTTGATCGGGGTGGCCGTAGCCGGGGAGGCCTTGATCAGGATGGCCGCCGCTGGGGCGATCATAGCCGGGGTCAACGGGACTCCAGCCGCCGCCAGGACGCCCAAAACCGGGATCAGCGGGGTGAACCACGTCACCGATATCGGCCACTCCGCGAATTACAACATGACGCAAGACCATCTGATTTCACTCCTGTTCAATATTGGCATGATTCGCGGTAGCGACGGCAGTTTCCCATGCCTTCCTCACCGCGCTCTTCCTTGTACATGCATGCGCGGCGCAACTCCGCGCACACCTCGCCATGCCCGCGCCCGTGACGCTGCTGGCCAATCGAGAAGCCCCCCGGCCCAATTTCGATGGACTGAGCGCGGGCGGAAATGATAAAGCCTGCAAAAGCGAAGAGCAGGAGCAGAAGCCCCAAAGCGATGACAAGCGCATGGTCGATTACAGTTTTTTCGATGTTCACCCCATCCTCCCCTTGGGCGGAACCAGCCCATATGCCTTGATTTTCTCCAGACGGCCCTTGCCGCCGCCAGAAGCATGCTCAATCGGATACGCTCGACCGCCGTGCTTGCGGCCCATCGGCCCGCCCGGAGGCGGCATCGGCATTGGCGGCGGCGCGCCCGGAGGCGGTCCGCCCATCGCGCCGCCCGGAGGCAAGCCAGGCGGGGGCGCGGGAGGCGGCACAGGAACCGCCCCCGGCCCCGGCGGCGGCCCTGCCAGCGGGGGAGGAGGTCCGCCGCCGGCATCGGGAGGAGAGGCGCCACCAGGTTGGCCAATGATAATATTGATGTTGGTCTTGCCCTTGGTCTTGCCGCCGCTGGCGTAGCCATCGCGCGGACCGAGCTTGACGTTGGGGTCGTAGACGCCGCCGCCATCCTTGCGCGCCTTGCCGCCGCGCTTGGCGCCAAGGCCCGGAGGCGGGCCGGCTTGATCGTCGGGAGGCGGGGCCGCTTCCGCTTCCTCGTCATCCGGAGGCGGCATCGGCGGACCCTTCTTGTGCTTCTTCGACTTTTTGTGCTCGTGCATCAGAGCCTCAAGCAACGCCTCCTTGATGTCGGGGCCTTGCTCTGCGCCGGCGGGCGTCGCTTCGGGCGGGCCGGGAGGCGGACCGGCGTCGGCAGGTGACGGAAGCGGGCCGCCGTCAGCCTTGTGATGCGCGACCAGCTTCTTGGCGCACTTCTCGTCTTCGGCCTTGTGCGGGTGACCGCCCTTCGCCATGCCAAACATATGGCCGCTGCCGCCGGCGGTGGCTTTGACGGGACCGTCCGCGCCAACGCCAGCTTGCTGGGCCGCAGCCGCCATCGGCTTCTGCGCATCCTGCGCCGCCAGATTGGTGATTGCAGTCTGGCCGCCGATCGGCCCAGCGCCGCCGCCGCCAAACTTGCCGCTCCTGCCGCCGCTCTTCATGCCGCCCTTGCGCTCGACGTGACCTTCGCGATCGTTGTCGGCTGTCTTGATGCTGCTGTTGAAGATGGCGTTGCCGAAAGCCTGGGCCATGCCGCCGCTTTTGCGCGCGGCGCGCCCGCCGTGCTTGAAGCCCGCAGCGCCGAGGACGGCGCCGCCGCTTTTGAAGGCTCGCCTCGATAGCGGGCGCGGGCCTTGAGCCTTATCGGCGTGAATCGGATCCTGCTCGACGTCGCCAAAACTTGAACAGTCGACCTTGCCTGCGGACGAGGCCGTCCCCAAACGCTCGGCCTTGGCGCGCATCGCGGCGCGAAACTTTTTGCTGTCCTCAGACATCAGGGTTTTCCCTTCTCGGATTGCGGCTTACCGGAGCCGTGGGGTTATGGCTTGGGCAACTTCAGCGAGCCTGACGACAGCAGGCAACTGATGAGGTCGAAGACCACATAGATGACAAAGATGACGATCACCGCCCAGACAATGATCTTGACGATCTGCAGGACGACGCCGACAGCGCCGCCCAAATCCCCGACTTGAGCCAGCACCCAAGGCACGAAAAGTTGGAGGATGGCGATGAGAGCGCCGACGATGACGACCCAAATGAGCAAGTTCTCAAGCCAGGCGAGCGAGAAACACATCGGCGTCATCCTTCAAGCTAAATCACCGTATCAGGTTAATTCGACCGTGTCGCGGCCAATGCTTTGGCGACTGCGCCGCCACAGGCGTATCCGGGCGGCAAGATCAGCCCCGACTGCCGGGGTGCTTGCGGCGCAAGTGCTCCGGGAGGTCCATTTCCTGTTCCGCCGATAATTCCTTGGGGGGCTGGCCCGCGTGATCCAGGGCCAGGTACGAGTCCCGGTCCACTGGCACCCCGAACCGGTGCATCAGGCGCTCCAGAGGTGTCGTGCCACTCCGGTGGCCGGATCCCCCCTGCGAAGTCGTGGATTTCTTTGCGGACATCGTCGATTCCTTTTCTTCCGTGCTTGTAGTCGTTCCAGATGCTGTCGATATGGGCGTTGTTTTTATCAGTTTTGAAGGTGTCGGGAAACAATCCCCTGATCGCCTCCCACGTAATCGATTGCATTTCGCGAGGCAGTATACCGCGCTCTTTGGCGGCTTGGCGATAGGCGTCGGCATAGAGCGGATAGGTTCCGTTCACGCCGGTGGCGTTGGAGCCGCCAGCGCCCGGAACGCCCTTGCCGGCGTAGTTGCTGAAATTGTGCGCCACCTCAAGCGAATTGCCCGACAGCGCGCGCAGTAGGCCGGCGGCGACCGCATGGGTGTCGATGGTGACGTCGCCATGCTGCGAGTTGGGGTCGAGAATATTGTTGTAGAAATTGCGGACCTTGTGGCGCTCGCCCATCAGACGGTTCATGAAGGTCGGCTCGCCGTTGCTCTCGATCGCCTGCACCGCCTTGCCGATCTCGCCCAGCGAACCCCAGCCCGCCCGCGATGGCGAGCCGTCGGCGTTGCGGGCGATTTCGCCAAAGTGGCCTTCAGGCGTGGCGATCTTGTAGCCGGGATCGCCATGGGTCTGATCGTGCATCCGGATCCACAGCGCCTTCATGACCGCGCGCTCGTCGCGAGGGATGTGACCCATTTGATCAATTTCGCCCAGCGACTTGCCTCTAATCGCCTGGAAGATTGGCTCGTTCTTCTCGGTGGCCAGCTTGTCCAGGCCGCGATAAGTGCCCTCCATCTCAGGCGAGAAGGTTTCGCCGTGGTAGGCGTTATTGCCGCGCCCCTTCATCGCATGCAACACGCGCTCGGCCAGCGACACGTTCTGAAACCAGTCTTTCTGCGGCGACAGCGCGGCCAGCGCGCCGGCGGCTGACGCCTCCGAAACGCCGTATTTCTTGGCCCACTCCTTGGCCAGCTTGTTGGCGCCGTCGTACCACAGCTTGGATCGCTGGCGAGTTTCGTCGGGCACCTGGTCGTGTAGCCACAGCAGGTTGTCCTTGACGTGCTTGATGAAATGCTCGGACAGATCCTGGTTCGACAGCTTGCTCGCGTCTTTCGAAACATTCGGATAATGCCGCAGGATGTCGACGTTCTTGTCGAACAGCGCCGGCGTCGCGCGCAGCGCCGCCATGTTGACGGTGCGCGGCCCTGGCCCCAGATCGAGCGGCTTGGCGCCCGTCGCCAGCCGGGTGTCGATGCGGGCCGGGTGATCGCCAGGCATGATGATCTGGGGAATGTCCTTGACGACGCCGCCTTTGGCCATCGGCGCGCCGCCGCCGACGACATGAGGCAGCTTGTCATAAAGAGCCTTGGCCGTCAGGAGCGCAGCGCGGATGGGCTTGTTCATTTGCTCTTACCCTTCGGCTTGGCGGCTGGCTTCGGACGGGGTTTGGCCTTGGCGACCGCGATCGCCGCCGTCTTCTTCACGCCCTCCAGTTCCTTCTCGTGCGCGTGGGTCTTTTCGACAATCTCGTGCTCATGCGCCTGCTCGCGGCCCATCAGGGCGTGATCGTGGTGCATTTCCTCCTGGGTGCGCGCGTTCTCGGCGTGGCTGTCCATGACCTGCTTGGCCATGTCGATCGTTTCCGCCCTCGTCTTGAGGCGCTGCTCGTCGTCGTGGTGGGCGTCCTTCATCGACATTTCGCCCAGTTTCAACTGAACTTCCTGCTGGCGGGTCTGGGCGTTCAGCAGGTCAGCCTGGGCCTTGGCCCCCATGACGGACTGGTGGGTGTCGGCCTGCTGCGCATGCGCGTTGGCCTTGATGCGCTCCGATTCGGCGCGGTGCTGATCGACCGGCGTATCCTGCTGGACCTGGCCGGTTTCGTCCATGCCCATGGTCTGGGCTTCCGCCATCAGGTTCATGGCGCGCGCGCCAGATTCCTTGGCTTTCGCCTGGGCGGTGACCATCGCCGCCTGCGCGGTGAGGGTCTTGGCCGCCGTCTCGGCCTGCTGCTGGACGATTTGCGGAGGAGGCGCAGCCTGGGCCGCCGGCGGCGCCATGAATTGCTGCGGATTGTTCCAGCCCAGCGCCTGCAGCGCCGCCGTGTCGATCGCGATCGGGTCGTACATGGTGGGGTTCTGCTGCTGCAACTGCTTGAGCGCCATGATCTTCATCACGCGCTGGCCATGGCTGGCGGTGTTCGGATCGGCCTGCGGGGTCAGATCGGCCAGATCGAGCGCGGCGCGGAAATTCTGCTCGTCCCATGGCGCGGACGGCTTCTTGTTGCGCTGCCAGAACGCCTTGGGGTTTTCCTTGAAGCAGCGTATCAGCAGGCGAAATTCTTGCGACTGAGCCGAGTGCATGCGCTTGTGGACGTTGTTGAGCACCTTCTGGGCCTGCTCGATCATCGCCAGGATGGTGCCGACGGGAATGTCAGCCTTGCCTTCGCCGGTGGGCAGTTCGGCGGTGCCGCCGCTGCGCTGGCCGGTCTGCGCCATGTCTTGCACCAGCGCCATCAAAGCTTGAGACGGCGGCTGGTAAGGAAGCGGCATAATCGCCTGACTGATGGGAAGACCGCCCGTCTTGACGAGAACGCCGCCGCCCGGCGGGACGCGGAAGATGTTGGTGTTCTGACGCGCGCCCGTGTCAGCCATGAGAAAGCCGGGAAAGTTATTAAACATTCCAGCATCCAGAAGCTCACGCCAAGCAGCAGTAACAGCGTTGGTAGTGTTCCCCAATATATGGAGCAGGCCAATGTCGTAGAATCCCAATCCTGGCACGAAAATATATTTGACGAAGGTTTCGCGAGCTTCAGGAAGCTCCTTCGTGTCTTCATCGTAGTTGCGGACGATTGAAAGGATTTTGCGGCTGGAGAGATCGATGGTGACCCGGTAGGGGATTTCGAGGCCGGTGATCTTGCCCTTGTATTTGTGCTCATAGCCTTTGAGGTCGAGTTCGCAATAGCACTCGTAGATCTCGCGGTCACGGTCGTCGGGCCTCGTGGTGGTGGCCTGGATCCCTTGCTGGTTTTTGGCTGCTTCCTGGGCCGCGTCGAGGCTCTGCGGCTTGGGCGTGTCGAGATCGACGTCGCGGTAAGCGCCAATAATCTGCATGCGCTTGACCGTCGAAGGCCGCATCATGGAACGATGGGTAACACGCTTGGCGTTCGCAAGATCAGTCGCAGCGTCGTTGACGATGAGGTCATTAGCATCGACGGATTCGCTGACCGGTCGGTTCCGTAAGGGACAATTGTAGACCTTTTTGAAGGCTGTCCCGCCAAATCCGAGCAGCAGGAACATCTTGTCGGTGTCGGGATAGTATTCGGTCGCGGTGACTGTGAGGTAGTGATTGAGGTCTTTTTCAAGGGCGGTCGCCAGTGCGTCACGAGGAAGGTTGGAGTTGCTGCCGTCGTCGCGGATCTTGATCGGCCCGTCGGTCGGCAGCATTTCGGAGCGGGCGTTGGCCTGGAAGCGGAGCACGGCCTCCTGCAGCAGCGGATGCCGCACTTTTGACATGCCGTCGACCGGAGCGCCATCGGCGGCGCTTTGAAGATTGGGAATTTCGATCTTGAAGCCCAGCAGCTTGATGCCCTGGGCGCGCTCCTCGATCCAGTCGTTGCGGCTCGACAGATCCTCATCAATGCCGCGCAGCAGGTCGTCAGCGATCGCGCTGAGATCGTCTTCCTTGATCTTCTCGGCCAAATTGGCGAACCAGCCGACGTTTTGTTCCGGTTTGTCGACCAGCGACCGGCCATCGAGGGAGACAGTGACGCTGCCGTCGGGATGCTCGATCTTGATGACGGCGCCGGCGTCGTCCATTTCGGGAACGCCGGGCGGATTATGCACATCATGCTTGATGGAAAGGCCCGGCGAGATAGCCGGCGGCGCGCCGCCGTTGGTCTGGCGGATGTTCAGGGGCAAGCCCGGCACCAAAGGCATGGCGCGTCCTCTCTGGAAAAGCAGAAGGGACTATAACGCCTATTTCAAATATCGCCAATGTATGGCAGCGGCGTCAGATCATAGGCCTTCTGGAACCGCTTTAGTCCCTCGCGAGCCGCTTCATCCTCGTCGTCGGCAATGATGGTGTATTCAGCCTTGACCAGCGGTTCGCCGCCCTCGACATGGACGTCGAACAGGTGAGACGGTCGCCCGCCGGGCATCAGATGATTATCGACTGTGCATTTCATCATGAAGCTCATCTTCGTAATCCCCGTGTCGAGCGGCGCGCTCGTCGCGCCGCCCCTTGTTGTAGGAGAGGCGGGCGACGAGCAGCAGGATGAAGACCGAAATGGCGATATCGAGCGCAGTCATAGCCCCTTCAGCACGTTGCGGAGGACGTAGCCCTCCAATGACCAAATCTTGCGGCGGGCGTCATCATAAGCGATGCGCCGGCCAATGGCGGCGTCGTAATTGGTTGGAGAGGCGCAGGCTGATTCGCCAACGACATGATATCCGTTCATCAGTTCGATGGCGCAGATCATGACGGTGGTGTCGGGAAAATTGTAGTATTTCACCTGGCGGATGCGCTGGTCGATGATTTCCGGCGTAATCCGGGGCGCAACCTTGCCGTTTTCACGGATTTGCATGTCAATTTGCTCTTCGGCTGCTCTGCTCATTGGGTCTTCTTCTCCTTCGGCCTGCCAAAGCCAGGCGTTGTTGCCGGCATAGTGATAGGCGCCGGCCTGGCCATCGTTATTCGAGGCCACCAAAACCTTGAAAGGCCTGTCGTGGGTCAGGCCCCGGTCGTTCAGCGGACCGCCTCTGCAAATTCCGTTCAAAACTTCGCTCATGCTTTTAGTCCTGCTCCGGTGATCAATCGGCATGTGCCGTGGGTAGTGGGGGCGGCGCTGTCGGCAATCCACGACATGCAGCGCGTGGTGATGCAATTGAAAGCCTGGGTGATCTGGGCGTCGGTGTCGCCGTAGCGCAGCCTGACGCCGCGACTGGTCGTCATGTGATCAGCGCCGGCTATGGGAGAGACGTTGACGAACGGGCACCAGCACGTCTGCGCCATCGTGATCGGCATGCCGGTGATGGGGGCGACTTTATCGGGAATGTCGGTCATTTCTTGCCCTCGTGGTGCAGTTCGACCCAATTCCAGTGGCCGACGCCGTCGTTGCAGTATTCATTGCCGTCGGGGGCGCAGACGAAACGCGACCCCGCCGTCAATGGCAGGCCTTTCCACGGGCCGTCGCGGCAGACGCCGGTCCATAGCTTGGTCGTTTTGATGGGTTCGGGCTTGAACGGGGTCATCGCGACTTCAATTCCTTCTTCAGCACCTTCGCCGCCGCCTTCAGTATCCTGATCTTGCGCTTCAATTCTTTCTTGCTGTCATCCTTGTAGGATGGTTGCCGAACCAATCGCAAATGTGTCACGGCACGACCCTCCAATCCTGGGCCAGCATGTCGGATTGGCTCGCCAGCCAGCCCATCAGGATTTCGCCGGTCGCCGTCTTCATGATGAAGCAAGGCAGCACCTTGACCGTCCCGCCGGGCTGCGCGCGAGCGTAATCGCGGGCCGGCTTTGACCACAGCTTTTCGCTGTAGACTTCGCGCGGGCCTTCCACGCCCGACAGAGCGATCCACATATCCTTGCCGTTCCATCCTTCGCGCTGGACTTTGCAGCCGGCCCGCATTTGCAGGATGGCCGTGCCAAAATCCGTGCCGTAGGAATTTTCGAATTGCTTGAGGTCGCTGGTGACTGGAGGCCGACGCAGCAATTCCATTTCCGTTGGCTTGTCGCCGCCGGGCATGCGGTCCTCGCCTTGCATCTGAACGAAGCCTGTCCCGTAGATCATGGCGTCTTTCGCCGCCTTTATGACTTCGTTATCACGCGGGCCGGTGGGGTTGTCGTCCAGCAGCGCCTCCATATTTCGGCGCTGCTCAGGCGTCTGGAGGGGGTGTCCAAAGTCGCCGGCCAGCGGAATGCCCTGCATTTCGGGGTCTTGAGGGTCGAAAAGGTTGTCGTCGCCGGGCTTTCTATGCGATCCGGCGATGCTGGGGCGGTGATGGACCGGCCCGGTGGGGTGGGCCTCGTCCAAAGCAGCCTGAATTGACGGTTTGATGTGTCCGTTGGTCATTTTTTGCTCTCATGCATGTCGCGGTGGGGGTGTTTTTCGACTTCGTGGACGGTTTCACGACGTTTTTCGGGCTTTTCAGCCTCTTTTTCGGGTTTTTCGGCTGTTTTTGGAGCCTTCTCCGTCACGGACGTGGGGTTATTGCGGAAAAACATGACTTTTCCTCCATAGTTAACCAGGGTAGAGCGGTTCAAGGGGCCGATTACGACCATATTCCACCTCTTCGTTCATTTCCGCCAGCCTTTCGTCGGATCTGACGAGGAGGCCGCAGTCGCGGAGGTGCCGGATGGCCTGGGATGTGGTGTCGGTGAGGTCGTCATGCAGCGCCTTGGGGAAGGAAGCCACTTGCCTGATCACCATTTCCGCCCATTCCTTGTCTGGCGCGTAAATCATGCCCTCCGCGAACAGCGGCTGGACGCTGTAAAGACGCGCCAGCTTGTCCTGGTTGCCAGGGTTGATCAAATGAACCGCCCAAGGCTCGTGGCCATAGAGCCGGCGCATTTCCTGAGCGACGCTGATGCCGCTGGCCTTGGCCTCGACCAGCAGCCGGTCGACCTTCAGCTTCTTGCAATGGAGGGCGACTTTAGCCACCAGATCGGAAAGGGACAGGCGCTCGGTCCAGGCGTACATCAAAATGACGCGCGGGGCGGCGTTGAGGCTGGAGTTGGGCGCTCCTTCCGGCATTTCCTTGGGATGGCCGTAGCGATCCACCAGGCGGGTGGCGGCGTTGCGGGTGTCGCCTGAAAACACCCCCCACACCGTCATGGCGCTGGGGTCGTTCTCCTGCTTCAGGCCGTAGGCGGTGTCGATCGAGGCGACGATAAAGTCGAGCGCGGGAAATTCCGGCTTGTCCCACAAGATCCAGTCGGCGTCCTTGATGACGCCGCCTCCTCGCGGGACCGGGGCCTGCTGCATCTGGCCGGCGGTGGCGAACGGCCCCATGATCCGCTCTTCGCGTTCGACCACGTCGAGGGGAAAGCGGGCGGGAAAATAAAGCTGGCCGGGGATGGTGCGGGGGTCGGTGAAGCCGAGCATGGTGGGATGGGCGCGATCCGGATCGTAGCGCATCGGGATCATGATGTGATCGTAGCCGAGCTTCTTGTCGAGGATCATCCCGGACAGATCGGCCTCGTGCAGCCGCTGCATGATGACGACGATCGCGGACTTGCGCGGCGAATTGAGGCGGGTCGGGACAGACTCCCTGAACCACAGGTTGACGCTCTCGCGGGTGCTGTCGGAGTTGGCGTTCTTGACGCTGAGAGCGTCGTCGATCAGGACGCGGTCGGCGCGGTGGCCGGTGTCAGCGCCCGCCGCGACCGCCCTGCGCCATCCGGAGCGGGTGTTTTCGAACACCGTCTTGGAGTTCTGGTCGCCAGTCAGTTGCACCAGACTGCCCCAGTGCTTCTGGTACCATTGGGTGGTGACCAGGCGGCGCATGCGAATGCTGTCGCGCTCGACCAATTCGATGTTATGGGACGCGCAGAGATAGCGCATATGGGGCAGCGCCGCCGGCCCCCACTCCCAGGCTGGCCAAAAGACGTTGAGGAGGAGAGATTTCATCCCTCCTGGAGGGATATTAATAAGGAGACGGTTGTAGGGCTTGCCATCGACGGAAGCGCCGTCGGTGATCGCCTCCAGGTGCTCGCAGATATAAGGAAGGTGCCAGTTGTCGATCATCGGCTGGCCCGGCTCGACCTCCTTCCAGGCCCGCTTGACGAACTCGTGCAGGGACCGCTCGCAAAATTCCTTGTCGATGCGATCGAGGACGTCCTGGGGGTCGACCTTCTGGAGCGCGGTCATCCGAACACCATGCCTTTATCAAGCGCCAGCATATAAGAAATGGCGGCCAAATGATTCTCCCAGTCGGGATTGATAAAGCGCCAGGCGTGGACGCAGGCAGTGTAGGATCCGAACCACATCGGCGCCCAGTCGCAGGACGAAGAGAGGGAAATTCCCAGCTTAAGAGCAGGGTCGTTCTTCACTGCAACTCCCCGATCTGGCGCTTGATTTCTTCGACCGGGAGCCGCAGCCAGGCGGGATCGCAAATGGCGTGAATGGCGAAAACGTAGCGGGCCTCAGCAAAGTCGCGGGCCTGTTCCTTGCAGATCGGCCAGAGGTATTGAACGTCGATGGCCCGCTGTTGCGCCGCCCACCAGTCCTGAAGCAGGGAAATCGGGTTGGGGATTTTCATAAATGCCCCGCCGGCGCCCAGGTCTTGAGATCCTTGATGGCGAAACAAAAAGCAGGCTCCGTCGAGGGGTGGGCGGGAATGACCTGCATCTTCCACTCGCCGTCGATAAACTGGACGTTGAGCGGGAAGATCCGGCCTTCATAGGGTTTCGGGCCTTCGACGGTAATATCCACCAGGGAGCGGGGAGCGGGCTTGAAGGGGGGCATGGGCAGGGTCACTCCTCATCGTCTTCGGGATTATGGCTGGAATGCCCGATCGCTTTCTGCAGCGCCTTTTCGGCCTGGAGAAGCTCCTCGTTGGTGAGGCGGGAAATGTCGATCTTGGTCAAGGTGTTGATATTGACGTTGGAAACCGTCTCGACCTGGCGGCGATCGCCGTAGAAGCGAGGAGAGCGTTTGACCGCCAGCCACTCCCTGGCGTGAATGCGGTGGGGCAGCTTGGCGACATCGAGGTCAGTGATTGCCTCGTCGGCAATGGTCACGATCTCGCGGGCGATGTCATCGGCATATAGCTCTCGCGCCGCCGCGAAGGCCCGCGCGAACTCCGGGTGCTCCTCCAGCCAATAATACATAATCCGGGCGTTGGGCGCCCAGACCGCCTCCAGCGCGATCTGGCGCAAGGTCTTGCCGTCGGTGACCATATCGCAAATCCGCTCGGCTATCTCCGGAGTGTAGACAGCGGCCCACGGCGGCTTGACCTCCGGGGGCGTCGGCGCCGCCTTAACGGACTGCGCTAACTCGTAGCGAGCGATGCGCCGGTTTTGCTTCTTGGTGGGCATGGCGTGGGCCTCCGGGAGAGGGGTCGGGGGAGTATATGAGGGAAATGGGCTTGCCGGCAAGAGCGAAAACGGGTTAGACAAGCGAGTACGAAATTGGGAGGAGGAGAGTGTGGAGATGGGAAAGAATAGAGCGCCAGAAATGGTTTCGGACGACTGTGGGGGGTACGACCCCTTCACCCAGATCTGCAAGCCTTACGACTACAGCCGCCATGGCTTCAAGCTATCGAAGTGGGAAACCCGCATCCTGCCAAGGATAAATATGTGCGTGTGGGTCGCGGATAGACAATTCGAGATCTACACCCTCTATGCCGAGGGCGTCCAGGAAAGCAAGATCGACCTGCTGGAGGCGATTACGGCGCATATCGACACCTGGGAGGGGGACTCGGCGGGGGAAATGAACGATACGTTGGAAGCCTTGGAGAATCTCGTCACTGGGCTGAATGACCTCATGATCAAGGTTAGGGGGAAGATTGAGAAAAGTTCAAAACAAGCCTAGTGAAACGTGGGAAATGAATGAGAGCATTCGTTTCCCATGTCCGTTTATTGGTCAACAACCGAATACGTTTGAAAACCAGGGAAAATTTTATAGAAAAATTTTTGGGGCTTATAGTATACTCTGAGCCGCCTATTAGCGGGGGTACCCCCCTCATTTTTTCGATCGAGGCCTGTGATCCCCCTGTCAGCACCCTGCCAGAACAGACCGGGAACGGCCATGTCAGGGGGCTGTCAGCCCCCTGACAGGCCTGGGCCTGGGCGTTAGCCCTCGCCGGCCAGGGCGGCGGCGTAAGCGGCGGCGCCCTCGGCGGCGACGCTTGGCTCGGTCCACCCCAGGGCGCGCGCCTCATGCTCGGCATAGGTGCGCGCCGATCGCGCCGCCTGCTCTGCCCGGCTGATCCAGCCAGGCTCACCCGTGCGCAGCACCCTCACCTCTTGGAACTCGTTCCGCTCGCGACGCAGGCGGGCGATGTCGTCGCGCACATACTTGGGCAGGATGCGCCCCTCGTGTATGACGCGCCAGGCGTCGGATCCCTTGTGGAAGGGCAGGCCTTGAACTTGCAGCATGTCGTGTGCCTTTCGTGTGCGGTTGTTAACTGGCCCTTATATGCCTGGCGTCAACCTAGTTGTCAAGCGCGAAAATAATTTATTTTAATTTGTAAACCTAGTTGACAACCGAACACGCTCTGGCTATATTCGGGACAGTTCAACGCCGCAGACAAAAAGGCCTCTCCAAATGATCCGCACAGCCTCCGACATGCTCGCCGCTCTCAAGTCTAACCGCTTCTGCGGCGTCGTGCTCTATCGCGGCCCGTCGATGATTGATGGCGCGCCGATCGTCGCCATCGCCAACAAAATCACCTCAGCGTCGACCAATGCCAAAACCGGCGCGATGGTTCAATCGTTCATCATCCGCTCGGACGTGTCGCCGGTCGTCGCCCTCAAGCAAGGCTTGGACAGCAGCGTGTGCGGCGATTGCCTGATGCGCCCCTATCTCGGCGGCGCTTGCTACGTCAACGTCGGTCGGTCTGTCCGTAGCGTTTACGAAACCCTGGTGCGCGGCGATCGCTACGCCGAGCCGGGCGTTGATTACGACGTCGCCATCCTGCCCGAATTGTTCGCCGGCCTGGGCTTCCGCCTCGGCACCTATGGCGACCCGGCTGCGGTCCCTTTCCAGGTTTGGCGCGCCGCCACGCTTCGCGCCGCCTTCACTAACGGCTATTCGCACCAATGGCGCGACGCTCGTTTCCAGGCTCTCAAGACCATTTGCATGGCGTCGTGCGACAGCCCGGCGGACCTGGCGGACGCGATCGCCGCCGGCTGGCGCTCGTTCCGCGTCCGCACCCCGTCGGAGGCGAAAGCCAAGGGTGAAGTGATTTGCCCCGCGTCGAAAGAGGCCGGCGTGAAGACGTCGTGCGACGCCTGCCAGGCCTGCGGCGGCACGAGCGCAAAGGCGAAAGCGTCGATGGTCATCATCGCCCACGGCGCAACCGCAAAGCGTTTTGTCGGCGCCCAGGCGTAATTTTTTCGACAACTGGGTTGACAAGCCTGTCAACCCAGTTTACATATAAGTCACCAAACAGGAGCACACGTTATGACCCAAACCGTTGACACCCTCAAGGCCGAAGGCCTGTATTTTGAAGCCGGCAAGCTCGCCCGCAAGCTCGGCAAAGACCGCCATTACGGATGCCATTTCGGCATGCGGTCGACATACGATTACGCCGTTTCGTCGTTTTATCAGGGCTTTGACGCGCCGGCGGACAAGCCCCGCCTGGCGCCGGCCTGCAACGCGCGCATCGTGCAAGTGCTGATCCATGGCGCTAAAGGCGACTTGGCTTTCGACGCCGCCGGCGACATCCGCTATGGCTGGGACGCCGAGCGCGACTGTCGCACCGCCGCCGGCGTTGGCCCGATCCTGGTCAAAAACACGCGCGACGCTCTCGTGATCACTGAATCCGGCCTGGAATGGATCCTGGAAAACCTGCAGGGCTGCATGACCAAAAACGACGAGCGCCAGGCCCTGGCGTTCCTCAAAGGCAACGCCGACGCCACCCGCGCCTATCGCTGAACCAAAGGAAAACCGCCATGATTCTCGCCCAAACCTTCAAAACCGCCCGTGGCGCCGCCGAACAGGCGGCCCACCGCCAGGGCTGCGCCGACGACGCTTTCAAGCGCGGCGACGCCGCCTATCGCTACACTTTCCGCATCGTGCGCTTCAATCACGATCGGCGCGACGAAGGCCTGGCGATCACCCAAAACGCCGCCTATACCTGGCGCATCGAAAAGACGAGGGTCAAATAATGGACGCTGTCGAATATTGCATGGCCTTGCGCCATCTGAAATTGACAGGGCCGCAATGCGCCGCCCTGTTCGGCTATTCTCGCCAGACGCATTATCAGCACTGGCGCGAAATTGGCCCACCCTTGCCTGTCGCGATGTTCCTGCGCCTGATGATCCGCACCGGCATGTCACAAAAACAAGCCCTAACGTATACGAAAACGTGACCTTTAACGAAAGTAAACTAGATTGACGCCTCCGGGCGTCTTTCTTCGTTTAGGGGTTTGCTTAGGGGTTCTTTTAGATGTTTCGAAAAATCAAACCCCTGCCCTTAAAACCATGATTCTAAAGGCCTTTCTCGATTTTAGGGGTTTTAGGGGTTTTACGAGCTACCTTTATATAGAAAAATCATCTATATATGTCTCATATTAAGACATAAGATATAAAAATTATTCCTTAAATATAAAATAAAACCCCTAAAACCCCTGTATTACGTCCTAAACCATTGATTTAACAGGAAAAATGACTAGGGGTTTGCTCGAACGCAAACCCCTATAAAACCCCCAAAATTTTCCCCAAACCCCTAACCTATTCGAACCGCCAGACTGTCTTCTCCCCCTTGTATGCTGTGCGCTTGGCCGCCTGGCGCAGGAAAATTTCCTTGCCCGCGTCATACACTGGCCGATCGCGATGCTTGAGCAGGAACCGGCCCAGCCGTTTCGCAAACCGGCTCGCCCCAATGCGGCGCAATTCAAATTCATCTATGAGGTGATCGAGCGCCGCCTGAGCCGGGCTAGGCGCGCCCACGCTCCCGAACGTGCTCCCCGACGCCTGAACTTTCTCCACAATTTCCGCAACCGTGAACCCGACAGCGCCGCCGTCCATCGCCGCCCTGACCGCCAGCAGCGTGTCGCTCCATTGCTCGTGATCGGCGTCCATCGCCTCAAGCACCGCCCTGGATGCATCGGGATCCTCCCCCGTGACCGCCTTGCAAGCTTCCCTGACCACCCGCGACCATGCCTCATAATTTTGCGTCGCCGGCAATGACGCCGGCCTGGTGCGCCAGTTATGGTCTAAAACCGTCAGCGCGGCCCCCAGGATGCGCCCGTGCGCCGCCGGGTCCGCATACATGGCGTCAAGGTCCAGCCGGCACAGGTCCGCCTCCCAGCCCACCCTGTCCGCCGCCTTGCGCGGGTCCAGGTTCGTGCGCAGCACCCGGCGCACCATGTCCTTGCTCACTTCGACCGCGCAGCCGGTGACCGCAAGCGTGGTCGCATCTGTCCTGACTGTCTTGTGATCGTCGTTTTTGCCGAACCGCCGGATTTTTAGCTCTGGCGTCGTCGCCGTGAGATAGGTCCGCATCGTCGGAAAGTTCGGCATCTTTCCATGTGGCACATCATCGAGCAAAAGCATTCCGCTCGCCTCCGTCATCAGCGCCGTTTCAAAGCGTTTGCTTAATTCTTCTTCGCCCTTGTCGACGCCGCACGGGATAAGGTTCATCGGCTGGCCGCTGAACAGCCCCAGCTTGCCGGCCAGGAAAGTTTTGCCCGCGCCATATTCCGGCGCGTCGATCACGTAAGCCGGCCCGACGCCAAAGGCCCCGCGCGCGATTAGCGAGAAAAACAGCGCCAGGCCCACCGCCTCGCTCACGTCGTCAGCAAACGGAAACAAGGCCAGGAAGTCCAACAAAATGCTTTTGGCGTCGCCAATATGCATCAGCTTGACATGGCCGCGCATCGCCCCCTGGACCGTAAAAACGATTTCACCCGCCGCCGTCTCCAGCGGCCCGTCATCCATCAGCAAGCGCCCGTCCCTGCCGAAAGATGGGGCTGTAGACACAGACCTGAGCCAGGGCGTCCCGATCGTGCCTGCGCACCCCCGGAAGCTTGTCACCACCGCCTTAATCACCGCGCCCTTGGGCAGGGGCTGTCTAATCCAGGCGTCGCGATCGTCGACCCAGGCGTCGCGCCCGTGATTATGCGCGGCGCGCCTGGCCCAAACCGCCGTCTTTGCGCCCTCGACCTTTAACCCGCCGGCGCCGCTCCACGATATGTCCTCGCCGTTCGGGTCGCGCTTGAGCACGATATGCGACGGCCCGCCCTCGTCCGGGATTGTGACCCGCTCCCAGGTCGTGACCGCGTCCCCGATCATTGCCCGCACTTCGTCGTCGGTCGGGATCGATACCCGCACCTGGGGCGGCGTCGGATCCTTCAACGTGCCTTTGGGCGCCGCCACGCCATGCGCGCCGGCCATTGGCAGCACCCGCACCACGTCGCCGGCCATGTTGCGGTAGAGCGACCCGCGCCAGGACAGGGTCGCCGCCTCCGCGATCAGCGCCGCATATGACGTGTCTGTGCCATGGCGCAGCACATGCCTGCGCTCGATCGTCCGGTGCAGCGTGGCGAGGGCGATCCTGTAGCCGTCATGGCCGATCGGCGTGACGTTTGGCGCAGGCCCCGGCGGCCCGCCTCCCAGGCCCGCCTTGGCCGCCTCGGCGTTCCAGTCAATGGCCGGCTCCGCGAATTGCTGCCCGTCCGACTTGGCCACGCCGTTGTCGAATTGCCGCAAGTCTTTCTGATTGTCGGCGCCCAGGGCGTTGCTCACCTCGGCCCGCACATCGTCAAGCTCGATGCCGCCATCGCGCAGCGCAAAGCCGGCCCAGCAGCCAATTTCGAAAGCTTTGGTCCCGCGCCCCGTCCCGACGCCCATGGCTGCGAGAGCAGCGATTTCGCGATTTAGGTAAGCCTCGACCGCATC